ATGGCTAACCATGCAATCAAACTAACTGCACCAACAAAGCCCCAATTTAGAAATATGCTGAACACGAATAACCAGAATGCAAACTTGCGTAATCCTTTGAAATCATCATAACTAAATGCTGACTGACCACTAGCTTTACGAGCGTTTGACTTATCTGCATGTTGCTCATGGTGATACCAACGACTTAAACCTAGTAATTTTAATAAATTTCCAAACATTTAACATTATCTCTTTTCTTTATCAGACTCGTTACCATAATGTAATGTTATATATGACACCTGTCAATAGTTAAATACAAAAAATCCCCCACGCCGAAGCGCAGGGGATTAATTATACTATTTTTGACTTGCTTGTGAGGTGGATTCAGTTTTAGAAGCTGTAGGAGCTGTAGGTGCTTGCATTTCATCAGCAACCTTATTAGCAGTCGCTTCAACTTGGCTTTCCTCGTCACTGTTAATCATTGGTACTGTCACTGTTTGAACGTCAGTAACAACTCCTAGCATACCAAGGATTGTTAGAACTGTGTTAATAATACCTGCAATGCCTGACCAGTCACCGGTAAACTTAATACCAAATGCAGCCAACACTTGCTGAATTAGCACAATTAATAATGAAATAATTCCAGCAATCAATTTACCATTTAAACTTCCATCAGCATTCTTAAAACTAATTTTTTTCATAATATCCTCCTATAAAAACTTTTCTGCAATGTAAATAACTAACGTGACTAGAGTGCCACTAACCAAGACACCAATTAACCAATTTTGAATGGTTGTCACGCGTTCAATTTGATGGCTAGCTTCAATTGACTTGGCTAGTGCCTTATCAGCCTTATTATCAATATCATCAACTTGATTAAGCTTGTCTTCAATGTTCTCAACTTTCGTTTTGGTGGTAGCCACATCCTTTTGAATATCCATTAATAACTTAGTTGTATCATCATATTGCGACATTATCTCACCACCAAACGCTGGCCGGGATAGATAGTGGTGTAAATTGACTTGCCATTCTGACTAGCTAATGTAGTCATATTTAGGCCGTTACGTTGTGCGATTGTCCACCAACTGTCGCCATACTTAACTGTGTAATACGTGTGAGCTGTGCCACTCTTTACATATTCCAGCGTATTACTTGTCGGGCCGGTTGCTAAATAACCATAGCCATAAGAACGTGGCTGACGTACCCAGCGATACCCGCCCTTAATAATGGCTTGATCAGTCTTGACCGTGGTTCCAGCTGGCAAAATAGCGATCGCGTTTGATGACGTTGACGTGCTTGTGTGCAGCTTGACCGCCGTCTTGAGTGTGTAAGTTTTAGCTTCCTTAATCCACTTAGATGACGCAGATTGCTTGTAAGTGTGTTTGTTGGCTTTTTTGTTGTTGGCCTTAACTGCACCTTTATTAGTCGGCTTGACTGTTGATTTTTGACCGGCAGTGTAGTAGTTGCTATTTAATTGACTAACATCAAAGCCACCATAACTGATACGGAACTTAGCCGTTGATGACCACTGCCATGCGTGGTTATTTGAATACCAGTTCTTACCGCTAGCCACATACGGGTAAGCAGCAATCCAGCCGGTACCCCCCTTGATGGTCATCTTGTTGTTAGCCCACGATCCGGACGTATAAATGTCAGCCCGATAGCCAAACTTCTGGATTTCTTTCATAAATGTGGCATTGTTACGGTCATTGGTTGCTTTAGATTGGTAATTTTGTTCCTCAGCTTCGACGTCGGTCGCTAGTACCGCACCAGTTGGCAACCCTGCCAATTTAGCCGTTCTACCGGCGAAGTCAGCTTCGGCAATCGCTTGAGCCCTAGTAGCGTAGTGTGAAAAATGGTAACCATTAATATACATTCCCGCGGCTTGGACATTTGTAATGTTGCTTGCAGCATACGGATCTTTGTACGTACTGCCTTCACTGATCTTGACCGTAACAGCCTTAACACCGAACTCGTTACGCATGGAAACATACTCTGCTGTTGACATGTATCCGTTGTTATTCGACACGTCGACCATATCCATTCGAGCAGCATGACTCGTAGTATTGACCATAAAAAAGGCCATAAAAATAGCACCCAACATTAAGATGAGCGCCCTTAATTTGTGCTTATTCAATTGTCTGCCTCCTATTCAAGACTATTATTAATTTGGAACTGTAACGTTGACTCACTAGGGTAAATTGACGTACCGGTACTATCAACCACCCATACTTCCAACTGATAATTACCTGCTGTCAAGCCAGTCATTAAATCTGCTGTTAAAGCTAGCACAATCTGACCAGTTATTGGGTCGGTTAAACTAGCTGGGTCTACTGTGGCCGATTTAAGATAGCCACTATCATTGCCCAATTTAGCGGTAATTGAAGTGGCGTTAGTTAAGTCCGTTGCCACATTATCATTGCCACAAATTAATGTAAAACTGGTGGTAGTATCGCCAATTTTTACCGTTTGTGGTGAAGTATCAGTAAAACTAAGCGTTTTTGCCATCTTTAGGCGCCTCCTTTTATTTTTTTAATTGTTAGGCTGTTTGTCCAGTGCTTTTAACGGAACCTGAATCTAGGCTATCAGATAAGTTATCGGCTACCGTTTGAAAGTCATCCCGATCTTTGCGTACCTCAGCCTTATTCTTTTCATATAAGTCTTGGTCTGTAATTTGCATTGATACTGATGTGTATGATAGTCCTTTAGATACTACAGTTGAGAATGTTGCCACCTGTACACCATTAATCGTTGATACACCACTTAATGAGATACTTTGACTAGTTGATAATGCCATGTTTGTCTTCCTCCTATTTGTTTTGTTCTGATATAATAACTTTGTATGATGCTACTTCTACTTCTAATTGGTTAACACGAGTCGCACGGCTAGATGCTAATTCCTGTAGAATTTTATTGTTGCGTTGTTCTGTCTCTAATTGACTTTTTAATTCTTCAACTTCATTTTGTTTAGTCTTATTATTTTCCACTGATTTCTCCTCCTAGGTTTTCAATCAGCTTATTCCCAATAGTATTTTTTAAATCAGAAAAATTGGTTTTTAAGAAGTCTTCTTCACTTAATAAGATGAAGCCTTCTGTATGTGTTCCATCTGGAAAAGAACCTGTATAACCGATTTTTCGTTTAGTTGTACCATTTCCTAAATCAGCATTGTTAGAAACAGTAATTGTTGTTATCTGTAAGTCATTCATTTACTTGCTCCTTCTAATTTACTTAATCTTAATTCGTATTCGTTTACTTTATCGTTTAGCCTTCTAATTACCGATAAAAGTGGAACCCACGCTCTATCATATTGAATACCCTCTATTTCATGGTTTTTACCATAACTAATGAACATATCCAAACCAGCGTCTCTTAGCTGTTCAGCAATGAGACCATAATATTTGTCAATTGAAGATTTTTCTCTTTCTTCTCCTGTACTTAGCTGCTCTGCGTACGAATCTACAGCATGTTTATCATTCCATGTTGCTAAGTGTACATTTAACAATCTATCACCCAGAGTTGTTTCAATATCCGGATTTTTAATGTTGTACTTATACTTGGAGGCGGAAGTTGTTCGAACTAGATGACCACCTGCAGTGATATAGACATTTGGTGAAGAACTAGAAGTAGAGCTATATATGAAGTCACTTAAAACTGCTTCGCTTCCAGCATAAGACCCAACTTGGAAACCATAGTCACTACCATTACTACCAATTTGTAGACGCAATTGTCCATCACTTGGCCCAATATACTTAGTAAGCACACTAGAAGTTTGAACTTGTGCAGTTTGTAAAACGTTACCTAAATAAGATTTATCACCTAACGTAGAAGTGTAATAAAAACCGGTCGGATCGGAATAAGTACGCTGTGCTACGGATGTACCATCCTGTTTGTACAAAACCATCTTCAAATAGCCCGGTGCAACTTCCGTCCATTGTGCATTAGCGATTCCAGATTGAAATACTAGGCTGTCATTCATACCACCCCATTGACCACCAACGTAGGTTTGCATATTACCTGCGGATTGCAAAACACCATGGTTAAAAGTCAACGTTCCTTTATTCTTTTTTGGCAAGAACAGCGATGCATCTTGTGTATAATCAAAGTCTTCGGTAAATGTTCCGTTTAATCCAAGATTAAGTTGAGGAGTTGTCAACGTACTAGTGTTCAAGTTAACCGACGTTAATGTTTTAGTATTAATACCGTTAGCAATTAAGTCGTCAACATTGATCTTGTCAGCCGTAATACTGCCAGCAATAATCTTGTTACCATTAAGACTATTAATTTTAGCGTCATCAATACTTGCGTTCGCAATCTTAGCATTATTAATCGCACCATCGGCAATTTGTGCTGTATTGATAGCTGCATTGGCAATCTTAGCTGTACCAATAGTTCCATCTTGAATGCTTGTATTACCACTAATAATAATTTTATTGGCGTCTAACAAAATTGTGTTGTTATTCATATTAAAGGTAGATGTCGATCCATCTGCTCCTTTAATACCCATATGAATATTATTAATTGAAGCGGTAATATCCGATTGACCCGCAGTGTCTGAATTATAGGGCCCAACCTTAGGCCCAAACACAATCATCGGTTGAGCAATCATACCATGAACTTTTGGACCATAAGCCCAGAACATCATTGCAATTGATTGAGCACCGCTTGGAACAGGAAGATTTTCAAATTTAACTAATGTCCAAGTATTTTTTTTATCGTAAGTCACATACATGTCTTTCGAACCAGAAATACGTGCTCCACTTTTATCGAAATAGGCAATAGTGGCTGATAACTTTGCTGTACTATCTGAATCAGCCACTATTTTAATCATGGCACTACCGGAATAAGTGTTATCAGCAGCGACCGCATCGGGTTGAGGTAAAGTATAAAATTTGGATTGACCAAATTGTGTCCAAGTTGAAGCGCCTTTCCCAGAAACATTAACACCAAAGCCGGGTGAACCGTTATAAGACGAAACCGCCAGCGTTGAAAGATATCCAGTTTTGTTAAACATATTCCAGCCTTCGGCATTATTGGCATAACTTGAGTTGTATACTAAATTTCTTAAACCGCTAGTAGTATTCAAAATCTGAACTACGTCCGAAGTTTGATTAATTTGAGTAGTTAAATTGCTAACTTTATTTATTACGTCAGTTTGAACGCCTTGAATGGCTACGTTAATCTGTGAGGTTACATCACTAGAGTTGGCTTTTAATTTAATTGCATTATTAATCTGATCAACTTCAGTGCTAGTTGCTAAATCTTCTGGTGCTGGTGACCAATCAGTAGCCTTATTTCCTTTTTCAAGTTGATAATAATTAAAAGTAACTTTGTTACCTTTAGTGCCGCCCATTGTACCCGCATAAATTAATAACTGAGGGAAATCTTTAACGGCTGTGAAAGTATATTCTATTTTTCCATTAACTATAGGTCGGTTACTAGCCAAAGTTGTTTCTTTAGTGGTGGGATTGTATAAGTTTACACAAATATTTTCTGCCTTACCTGTATTGACCGTAACAGATGAAGTAAAGGTATACTCTTGGCCAACTTCTAGCTCTGAATAAATCGCCTTGTGTGCCCATCCTTGTTTATTAACTGTATCGTCAATGACCACATTACTACTACTATCTTTAATAAGGTTTCTTCCACCTATAGAAATATCATCAATCGTTTTAACTACATTCTGAATTCCCGTAGTGTACTCATTATGATATTGTTCTGTAGTATCACTTAACTTAGTAACACTTTGTTTAACTAAGTTTGCCGTACTTAACGCTTCATTGATATCTGGCAAATGTTCATTCAATTGATCAATACTAGACTGGGCTTTTTGTTGAGCAGTGGCTGCGTCTGTTTTAGCTTGAGTAGCATCTGCTTTTGCTTGATCAGCTGATGCTTTAGCTTCTTCCCCAGCTTTCTGTGCTTTCGCACCAGCTTCTTTTGCATCATCTCCAGCTTTTTTTGCACCATCTGCTACTTGTTGAACCATATTAACAAAGGCTTGAGAGGCATTCTTATCTGCCGTAGCAAAAGCTGTAAACACACTATCTAAAGTATCTCTGTCTACAGTTGAAGTTATATTCATTTCC